GAGTTCATGCAATCGGAAGCGGCAGAGAATTTGTATTCCGGGGCGGTACGGGCCGGCAAGAGTCGAGCTTTAATGGAGAAATGTTACCAAGAGGCGATTGACCATCCGGGCATAAGGCTGGGGGTCTTCCGTAAAGTCCGAGCCACCTTATACGAAACAACTATTCGGACCTTCGCTTGCGATGTTTTGGGCTGGACCTCGATAGATGACCCGCAATCCGGTATTGTCAAACGTTGGCGCAAATCGGAACTGAAATCCACCCTTTATAACGGTTCGGAGATCATTTTCTTGGGTCTGGACAAAAACAGCAAGATCGGTTCCTTGGAATTAGGAGGGGCTTTCGTTGATGAGGCACACGAATTAGAGATTGACGATTGGAACATGATCCAGACCCGATTGAGCCAACCGGTAGTTGAAAAGCAACGGATGTGGGCCGCTTGCAACCCGGCTAGTCCAATGCACTGGTTATATGAAAAGTTCTTCCGTCAGGCCAATGAAAACGCTTTTTGTATCACCACCAACAGTTTTGAAAACCCGTATCTGGGCGAAGAATATATTGCCCGATTGAAACGGATGACGGGCAACTTTTATCGTCGCATGGCTTTAGGCGAGTGGGTAGCCTTCTCTGGCTTGGTTTACGATTGCTTTGATCCTGATAAGCATATTATTGACCAAGCCGAACCGGGTAACAGCTTCAACCTGCGCTCGATTGACTTCGGTGGTCTCAATCCTCATGTCTGCCAGTGGTGGCGAGTATATCAAGACGGGCGTATGATTTTGTATCGGGAACTTTATCACAGCAACATCTCGGTTCGGGCTTTCGCTGATATGATCCATCAACACCAACCGCCGCAAGAGGAAATCAGGGTCACAATCAGCGACCATGATGTCAGCGACCGTTTAACCTTGGCTGAGAATGGTATCCAAACCCGGCCGGCTTTAAAAGAGGTGCGGCAAGGCATCGAACGGACTTATGAGAAGCTGGCTAATGGAGAGCTATTATTTTATCGAGATGCTTTGGTAGAACAAGATTGGCAACTGAAGGATGATACCGGGGCTGTTAATCGGGTTCGACCTCAATCCACCTTGGAAGAAATTGGTGGATACGAATGGGCGGTCACCGCTGGTATCCCTAAAGACCAACCGACCAAAAAAGACGACCATGGTATGGATGCCATGCGATACGCAGTAATGAGTTTATATCAACCGCAGGCTAATTGGCGGCATATCAGGGGAATATAAATGGCCAGAATACCTCGGTCGATGCACTATGACCAATTGAAGGACCCAGTGGTTTTGCTCAGTTATTGGTCACCTCGATACGGCACAGTCCACAAAATGCAATGCGACACCGATCTGGAATGGCGCGACCTGATCCAAGGGGTGCCGGATTATGACAAAGAATTATATGAAGTAGGTCGTCGCAAGCTGGTGGCTCCTGATTATTGTCTCTACATTTTGATTGAACGCAGAAAAATGGAAGAACTTCGGCAACGAAAATACGGTGAACGGGCCGAACACAAGATCTTTTCAGTGGGGTAAAAATGGAGTTTATTACTGACTTTCATTCAGACTACACCAATTTCCAAGCCGATTGGCAGTTTTACATCCAATCTTATGTTGGCGGTCGGTCTTACGTCACTGATAGCAACATATTTCAACATTTACGGGAAAGCGAACAGGATTTCAATTTACGCTTGAAACGGGCTGTTTATACCAACTATTGCCGCTCGGTTATCGACCTTTATACCTCCTTCATTTTTGGGGTAGAAACCCACGTCATGCGTGATTTCGAGGAAGATCAATATTACCTAGATTTCAGTCGTGACGTGGATTTACGGGGCAACACCATCGACGATTTTATGCAACAAGTCGCCACCTATTCCCAAGTTTATGGCTTTTGTGGCATTTTAATCGACTCCCCACCCCGTGACGATTCGATCCTGACTTTACGTGACCAACAAGAATCCGGTATCCGGCCCTATCTCTGCATTTATCAGCCGGTTGATATCGTCAATTGGTCGTTGGATAAGTTTGGTCAATTGTTATGGGTCAGATTGCGGGAAAGAATAACCGCTAATGATGACCCATTTGCCGAAACAGAAGAAGAAATAACATTTCGTACCTTCACTCGTGATGAATGGTTTTTGCATGATGGTGAAGGTGAACTGATTGAGCAGGATACTCATGGCTTACAACGGGTACCTTTTGTTTTGGCCTATTTTCAACGGCATCCACAGTATCCGTTCGTTGGGTTGAGCCAATTGGTCGATATTGCCCCCATTAATCGCCTTTTGACTAACATTAGCAGTTATATTGACGAGTTCGTTGCTAAACAGGCCTTCCCATTCTTGGCCGCTAGTGATAACCCAATGGCGGCTAATGATCAGGAAGAAGAAACCATCATTTCGGCCAGTAACGTTTTCCAATATCCTGAAGGTGGTCAACCTCCCGCTTACGTTAGCCCACCCACCGATCCAGCTGAGTTCATGCAGAACTTTTCCAGCGAGTTCCTGATCCAACAAATATTGCGGGCGGCTCATCTGGATCATCGGGCTTTAGCCGAACAATCAGGGGTAGCTAAACAATACGATTTCCATCAACTGAACCATGTTTTGAGTCGGTTCAGTCGCAATTTGGAGATGGCTGAGTCTCAGATCATGGCCGTCTATCATAGTTGGACCGGTCAGGATTTGGAGTTAGGGCATATCGACTATCCCGATACCTTCGAGATCGAGTCAATCAGTCAAGCTCTAGCCAATAGCAAATTGGTACGTGAAGTCTTTGGTGACAAATCGCCCACCTTTACTAGCGAACATCTGCATCGGATAGCTCGNAGACTAGAACCCAAATTGGAACAAGATNTNGCCNAAACTATCGCCGAAGAACTGGAAGGGAGTGCCACGAACGATGCACAGGCCTTAGCTTTCATGGCCGACGCGGCCGAGTTTGGTGGTAACGGACAACCAGAAACAGAATGAGTATATCGGCCTATCAGCAGTCTATTTTTAAATCGAGGGCTATACCCTTCAAAGCTACCCAAGCGGCTGAAGAACGGCAGTTAATGGCCTTGGAAATGGCCTCCTCGCAGTTGACGGCCTTAATAGCTCAAATGACAAGTGACGGACAGTTGATAGATGAGGATGATTTGACAGAAGGTCAAAAAGTGGTACGACGGCTGTTTATAGCCAAACGGTCGGCTATCCAAGATTTGATGATCCAATTTGGGACTGGTATTAGTGGCGATATATCGGACACGGTGAAGGCGGTAACCGAAGAAACAACGGCTTTGATGGAAGGGCTGACGGAAGAATTGCTCAGTGAAGAAGGTCAAGAGATCGATTTGAGCAACTTTGCAGGCATCCCACAAACGGTGATGGCCGATTATGCCAGCCGGGTGGATGTCGAAGGGTTGAAAATCAGTCCCAATATATGGGCTAACAACCAAACGGCCTTGATCGAGAACCAAGTTATGGCAGCTATCGTCAGAGGTCAAAGTGCTATTAGTTTGGCTAGAAACTTGGAAAAGTTTGTCCTTGGCGGCTCGATAGGTATGGGCCATTCAATCCGATATAAGACGATGCGTTTAGCTCGGACGGAGATAAACACTGCTTACCACGAAAGTCGGCGTCTAGCCGCGATTTCAAGCCCTGTCGTACAAGGTATGGAATGGAGGCTAAGCAACCGTCACCCGAAATGGGATGTCTGCGATCTGTTAGCCGAGCAAAACTTGTATGGTATGGGTCAGGGTGTTTACCCGCCGGGTCAGTTACCACCCAAGCCTCATCCGAATTGCATTTGTTACACGATGGATGATTTGCGTGATCCTGTTTTGTGGGATTCACCTAAACCAGAAATAGCTTTGAAAGGTGACCCCTCCCAATTTCGCCCTAAAGGCATCGGTACCGAAAGATATATTGATAAACAGTATCAATTGTTTGTACAGTCGGTAGAGGCTACCGAAGCGGCCTATAGGTTAGCGGTGCCGGTTGTTCCTGTCGACGATTTCACTCCAGCAGGCACAGTGGCCGAAGCCGAAGCCTGGGCGCTAAGCAAAGGCATAAAAGGGCGCTGGTCGCACCCTACGGCGCAGCCCGTAAGTCCAGAAGCACCACGACACGCTATGACACTGGCCGAGATTAACGAGTGCCAGAGGGAATTGGGCCGGTTAATGAAAGAGTTCCCCGATGTGCGTGTGGACAGTATCGGCAGTTTTTACCATGACGACTTGACCCGTTGGCGGGAATCATTCGAGGCCCATGTCGAAACAGATCGCCGTGAGTATAAGGGCAAAAGGTGGCGCCGGTCAGATGCTGAAAAGCGAGTGCGCAAAACCATGCTCGGAGAACCTAATCCATTAAGCAAACACGGGGCCGCAGAAAAGGACGAGACTTATTCTATCTTTAAGGCTGGCGAGTGGGAGTTTAGATCCTATTCATTACGTGTCAACCATGTCAAGACTTTCTTCCAAAGCATCGAACAGGAGGGGGAGGAACGGTCGGCCTGGATCGCTGACCAGGCTGCCAGTGAGGAGGGGCTAACAGAACGGGAAGCCCGAAACCTTCGACGGCGCAAAGAGAGCGGCTTATCAAATGTGACGGGAAGTTATCGAGGCATTACAGCCCACGAATTCGGCCACGCTTTACAGGATGCATATGGACTGGCGGAGGTGCCCGAATTGGGGCCAAAATTAACCTACAACCCAAAAATACAGGCCCTGTTCGATGAACTTGGGGAGGAGCAGATCTCAATGGGGTTGTCGGAATATGCGAGTGTAGACGCGGGGGAAATGATGTCCGAAGCCTTTTCGGAGATGCAATTGCCCGATGCCCGGCCATTGGCCCGAAGGGTTTATGACCTTATGATGAAAGAGGCCTCCAGATGATACTGATACCGCCAGATGCGCAGTGCCATGATTGCATCCACTATAAAGGTGTAATCCAGCCAGGGTTGGGTGAGGCGGGCGAATATATTGGCTGCGCGGCGTTTAGCGGATGGATACCAACACCCATATTATTGAATGAGTTTGATCACACGGAGCCATACCCAGGGGACAACGGCATCCGATTTGAACCAATACCAGAAAAAGAAGTCTAGTCTAAGAACATGGCCGACGGGCCTTAAACGGGGATCGACGGATCGAAAACGGAGGAACACAAAATGGCTGAAAATATAGAAACAACCACCGAAGAAACTACTTCAGCGGAAGTCTCAAGCCCGACCGACGGGTCGCAAAACACGGCACCGGATAACAAACCGGTATTTAATGATCAGCAACAACATTGGATTGATAACCAAATTATTCCTAAGATCTTGAGCCAAGCCAAACGGCAAACTGAATCTAAGTTGGGTAAAGACGAACGGAGTGAGTTGGAACAGTTCAGATTGAGGCAACGGGAAACGGTCGAACAACAAGCCTTGGAAGAACAACGTAAGTTGGAAGAACAGGGCGAGTATAAAAGGGTAATCGAAGAAAAGGACACCCAAATTCAAAAAGCTCTGGCTGATAAGGATCAAGCGGTCAACCAGTTGCAAAATGAACGGGAATCCAATTTTATCGAGTCTCAATTGAGTTCGGCTTTATCCAGAGTTGAAGGTGGTGTGATCCCTGAAATGGTGCATATTGCCAAACAGATGATGAAATCTGGTGTGCCGGTCCTACCGGATTCCGATAGTTATTATGCTATTCAAGCTAACAGCAACGATGGCAATGGCAACTTTGAGATCCAGGTGGTTGACAGTGACGGCAATCGGCCCTTCAATTCTAGTGGCGATTATATGAGTCTGGACGACGCAGTTGTCGGCTTCGTTAGCCGGCATCCAAGTTTCCAGCCAGCCAATTTTCGGGGTGGTGGCTCAGGCGCCAGTGGTGGCTCCAATCTGAATACGGTTCAATCCTTGGAAAAGGAGCTTGAAGATCTAACGGCCCAAGCCCGTAAGTCGGGACGGTCGGGGGATCGACAAGCTATGTTGAAAAAACAACGAGAACTAAAGACGGCTCAATCTCAAGCATAGAGGAGGTCGTCAAGGAGTAGAAAATGGCTTTTTCAGGTCGAGCAACTTATGACAATGATACGCTAATTGCTGAAGATGTCAGTAATTTGGTGTCGACGATTTCACCTTTTGAAACCCCATTATTGGATTACATTGGCGATGCGGCTAGTCCGGCTACCAACGTTCTGCACGAATGGGTCGAAGATTCACTTTCACCCGGGTCGCTAATCAATTCCAGTGCCATCGCTTCGGCCACGGCAGATACGGCTTTCAGGGTTAATGGAACTGGTAACGATTTACAGGTAGGCGATATTCTGCGGATGGTTGGCGGCAACGTGATTGCCAACGAAGAATTGATGCAGGTCACAGTGGTGACTGGTGCTAATTCAATTACCGTCAGCCGAGGATTCGGTAGTGTAGGCCCATCTTCATTAGCCGTCGGCGGTTCTTTGGAACTGGTCAGTAATGCTAGTTTGGAAGGGGCTGACGTTTCGGGCGATATATCTAAGAATCGAAGCCGGAACTTCAATTTCGTCCAGCAATTCCAAAAGCCGATCGAAGTTAGTGACACTCAACGAGCGGTCAATAACTTAGGCGGGATTGATGACGAATATGCCTATCAATTAGAAGCTCGAACCAAAGAGATCTTGCGTGATCTGGAGAAAGCGGTCATCTTGGGCGCGGCTTCGGGTAACAGTTTCGGTTCAGCTTCAGCCTATCGGTCAATGAAAGGTATCTGGAGATTCATCACGACTAACCAGAACACCACCACCGCCGCCTTGGATGACAGTTTCTTGGGCGATACCTTGGTCAAATCGGCCTGGGATAACGGTGGGGATGATGTGGACGTAATTGTGGCTGATGCTCAATGGAAACGGGCTATCGACGGTTTAATTGATACCCGTATCCGTGTCACTAATGACGAAGACACTTTCCGCACTGAGGTGGTCTATTACGAATCCAGTTTTGGCCGTCAAGCCATCTTGCCACCCTCACGACATATGCCTTACAAATCGGCTATGGCTCTAGCTTCTGATCGGATTGAAGTGGTTCCTTTGCAGGGTCGTTCTTTCCAACACGAACAACTAGCCAAGACCGGTCATGCTACCAAAGGCGTGGTGGTCGGTGAATACACCGTAGCGGTGATGAACGAATCAGGTCATGCCAGAGGCATTGATACTGACGCTTAACCTTTAACACAATTCGCGCCCATGGGAGTTGTTTTATGCCTATGCTTGACTTAGCTGATATTGAGGTGCTGAAAGTTTTTATGACCCACAATATCGAGAAACCATTTAATCCGCAATACCTAACCCGATTCCGTCGGGTATTACCGGTTTTATTGAAAGATTACGAGAAACTTTGCCAACAAAATGACGCCTTGCTAAAAACGAACCACAAACTTGATGAGGCAATACTTGTCTTGGACCGTAAACTTAAGGAGCAAAAGCGGAGGGCGGATACAGAATGAAATACAATATCGCCTTCTATTGCCAATCAGTTCCCTTTTCGGCTGAAACTATTAAGCTGGAGAAATCTTTGGGTGGTAGTGAAACAGCTTTGGTCTATATGGCCAATGCCTTAGCCCGACGAGGTCATCAGGTCACGGTCTTCACTCAATTTCAAAACGAAGACCATCAAGGACGATATAACGGGGTCAAATGGGCTGATAGCCAGTATTTCCCTGATATGTGTCACAGTATCGAATGGGATATATTCATCTCCCAGCGCTACTATCCTGTGATGGCTAATAATGTCCGGGCCAAGTATCGGGGCTTATGGGTTGAGGATGTGTTGGAAGCTGGCATCAAGGCTGAATATGCTGGCAGTTTATGGCAAACAGATCAGATCCTTTATGTAAGTGATTGGCAACGGAAAAATTACGAATCTATCTTGCCTAGTGGTATCGAAAATCTGGGTTTTGTGACCAAGAACGGTATTGATTTGGCCACGGTCGATGACAGTTTGGTGGCCGAAAAAGATCCTAACCAGATGATCTATATTAGCCGGCCAGAACGAGGGTTGTTCCCCCTCTTACAGATCTTTCCTCAGATGCGGGAGTTACGGCCTGACCTGAAATTAAAGGTTTGTCGCTACTATTCAATGTACGAGAACAACCCGGACGTGAAGCGGATTTGTGA